GGCGTATTACGAGGGTGGTTACGTGCGCATTCAGCGCTCGATCACCACCTATCAGAAGAATCCCTACGGCCAGGCAGACAACTCCTACCTGGACAGCGAAACCATGCACCAGTCGGCGTTTATCATTCGCCGGATGCGCAGCGTGATCACCAGCAAGTACGGTCGCCACAAGCTGGCGAGCGACGGCACTGCGTTCGGCGCCGGCCAGCCGATCGTCACCCCGGCGGTTATCCGCGGTGAGCTGATCGCGCAGTACGCCAAGCTCGAGCTGGAAGGGCACGTGGAAAATGCCGAGCTGTTCGCGCAGCACCTGGTGGTCGAGCGCGACACGCAGGACCCTAGCCGGGTCAACGTGCTGTTCCCGCCGGACTACATCAATGGCCTGCGCATCTTCGCGCTGCTCAATCAGTTCCGCCTGCAATACGACGAAGCGGCGTAACCCCGACCCACGACACCCCGCCCGCCCTGTGCGGGCTTTTTCATTCTGGAGACACAGACCATGGGTCAAAAAGTAGCGGGCACCGTCTACGTCAAAGTCGACGGCGAACAGCTGATCATCACCGGTGGCGCCGAAGCCCCACTGATGGATAAGAAACGGGAAACGATATACCCCGGCTACTTCAAGGAGGAGGAGCTGGCGGCCTACCTGAAGATGACCGCTGTGCATACCCCGAACTTCCCCATCAAGGCGCTCACCAACGGTCGCGATATGACCGTCACCTGCGAATTCAGCAACGGTTCGGTCTACGTCCTGGCCGGTGCCTACCTGGTAGACGAGCCGACCTCGAAAGGCGACGACGGCACCGTTGAACTGCAATTCGACGGCATCAAAGGGAGCTGGCAATGAGTCACGTTCAGAAGCTTCAGGTCGCGATTGAGGCTCACGGCGAGCCGATCACTGAACTCACCATGCGCCGGCCCACGGTGCAGGAAGTGCGGGCCATCAAGGCGCTGCCGTACAAGATCGACAAAAACGAGGAAGTCAGCCTGGACATGGACGTCGCCGCGAAATACATCGCAGTCTGCGCCTGCATCCCGCCGTCCTCGGTCAACCAGTTGGACCTGTCCGACCTGAACGCCTTGAGCTGGGCCGTCGCCGGTTTTTTCATGAGTGCGGCGTCGCAGCCATCGGCGACCTGATTGCAGCCGCCTATGACCTGGCCTGGTTCTGGAAGGTTGACCCCGAACAGATGATGGCCAGGCCACTGGATGTGCTCTGTGAATCCCTGGAGCACGCCCAACGAATTAACGCAGCCCAGCAGGTGCAGTGATGGCGGATAAGTTCCAGCTCAAGGCGTTGATCACCGGCGTCGACAAGCTGTCGCCGACGCTGGCGGGCATTCGCAAAAACGTTGCGGGTTTCCGCAAGCAGATGAACAGCTCAGGCCTGGGCAACATCGGGTTCAAGGATCTGGTCCAGGGCGGGGCATTTGCCGCGCCATTCATTGCCGGCGCAAAAGCGGCGATGGAATTCGAAACGGCCATGGCCGACGTTCGCAAAGTTGTCACCTTTGAGACGCCCAAGCAATTCGAGCAGATGGGCCAGGACGTCTTGGACATGTCTGAGCGGCTGCCGATGGCAGCGACAGGGATTGCGGCCATCGTCGCCGCTGGCGGCCAGGCAGGTTTCGCCGCGGGCGAGCTGAAGCAATTCGCCGAAGACGCGGTAAAGATGGGTATCGCGTTCGATCAGACCGCCGAGCAGTCGGGCGACATGATGGCTAAGTGGCGTACGTCGTTCAAACTGACCCAGCCAGAAGTGGTGGCCCTTGCCGATAAGATCAATTACCTGAGCAACGTGGGTCCGTCCTCGGCGGCACAGATCTCCGACATTGTGACCCGCATCGGCCCACTTGGCGCAATTGCGGGCCTGGCCTCCGGGCAGATCGCCGCGATGGGCGCAACCCTGGCAGGCGTTGGCGTACCCAGTGAGGTCGCGGCGACCGGCATGAAAAACTTCATGCTGGCGCTGACAAAAGGCGGCGCAGCAACCAAGCAACAAGCTCAGGCCTTCAAGTCACTGCGCCTGGATGTGAAGCAGGTCGCCAAAAGTATGCAGAAGGATGCCCAGGGCACGATTGAAGATGTGCTTGAGCGTATTGCAAAGGTGGACCCTGCCAAGCAGGCCGGCCTGCTGACGGAGTTGTTCGGTACAGAGTCGGTATCGGCAATTGCGCCATTGCTTACCAACCTGGATTTATTGAAAAAGAGCTTCGACGCAGTCGGTGCCGGAGGCAAGTTCGCTGGCTCCATGGAGACAGAATTTGCTGCGCGCTCCAAGACCACTGCTAATTCCATGCAGCTGCTGACCAACAAAGTCACACGCCTGGGAGTTGAGGTGGGGGCAGCGCTGCTGCCTCCGTTCAATGAGTTCATGACCCTGGTAGGCCCGCTGGTTTCTGGGCTGTCATCGCTTGTAGCTGCGCACCCAGGTTTGATCAAGGGAGTTTTGGGGGCTGCCCTGGCTTATGGGGTACTGCGAGTGGCAGTCACTGCGTCCATCTTTGCCATGAGGTTATTTGATGGTGTCGCAAAAAAATCCGTGGTGGGTCTCATAGTCCAGGGTATCGCGTTGGCTGCTGGCTTGCTGATCGCCAACTGGTCTACGGTCGCGCCGTACTTTCAGCGTGTTTGGCAACTGATCCAGGGGCCCGTGCTCGCGGCTTGGGGGTTGATGAAGGCCTTCGCAAATTGGGGGCCTATCGGGCTGATAAGGGAAAACTGGGAGCCGCTGACGAAGCTCTTCGCTGCCACTTGGAACTTGGTTATGGCCCTTTCAACCCCCGTGATGGATTACCTAAAGACCATGTTCGACTGGTCCCCGCTGGGCATGATCATCAACAACTGGGCCCCCATCACAGCCTGGTTCCAGCAACTCTGGGAAAAGCTGCGGCCGATCATCGAGCCGATCATGAAGTGGTTCGGCGGTGGGGATGGTGGCGATGGCATCATCCAGAGCGCGACGGACAAGGTGAACGCTTTCACCGAAGCCCAGCAAAAACGCAACGCGGGTGCCGGCGGTGGTACTGGAGAGTTGTTGTTGGCCGGCGCGGCCCAATCTGCCGCGGCGCGCCAGGCGATGAACAATGAGGCGTTTGGCATCAACAACAACCAGCTGCTACAGCAGACGGCGGCCAACAACGCGCAAAAGCTCAACGGTGAGCTGAACATCAACCTGAACGGCGCGCCGCCTGGCACGACCATCGAGCGACCGAAAACCAACCAGCCAGGGCTGAATATCAAGCCCAACGTCGGTACCCGTACCGTTGGCGTGATGAAGGGGTAAAACATGGCACGGACGTGGCGCGATGACCTGTTGCCGGCGGCGTTCCGTGGGATCAGTTTTTTGATCCCTCAGACGTCGGTGCCGGTCGGCCAGAAAGGACAGCTGCACGAATACCCGCAGCGGAACGAGCCGTTCTTCGAGCAGCTCGGCAAACAGGCCCAGGTCCACACGATGACGGCCTGGGTCATCGGTGATGACTGCTTCGAGCGGCGCGACAAGCTGCTTGAGGCATTGCAGACCCCAGGCCCTGGCGAGTTGGTCCACCCCTGGCTTGGCCGCATGCAGGTCAAGGTGGGCGATTGCAAGGTGTCCCACGAGCTGACCGCCGGCGGCATGGTCAGCTTTGACCTGACGTTCTACCCAGACAAGCCGCTGACCTTCCCGACGGCCAAGGTCAACAGCCAGCAGCAGGTGGTGAAAGCGTCGGATAGCATGCTGACGTCGGCGTTGGGCCGATACAAGTTGGCAATGGCGAAGGTAGACCAAGCACGGCTGGGGCTGCTTCGATTGCGCAATAGCCTTTCGAATGTCTACTCGGTCATCCAGCAGCAGTTCGCCCCATTTGTTGGAGTGTTCACCAATCTGGTGGGGTTCGCTCAATCGCTGATGAACTCACCCGGGGCGCTGTCGTCGCTGTTCTCCAGTTACTTCGGCGAGTTTTCGTTGCAGGACAGTGCTTTCGCCGACACCAGTTCGAGCTACAAAAACGCGGTGGCTACCATCACCCAGCAGGTCGGGGCGGTGACCTCCATCAATACCGTGGTGCCTTCAGGCGGTATTGACTCGGAAGCCGCCGCCCAAGCGGCCGCAAATCTTGTTCAGGATGCGTTGTTAGTCCAGGTGGCGCTGATCATCAGTGAAATGCCGATCGCCTCACAGCCCGTCTCCGGCGGTTCGACGCCGAGCGTCGAGCAACAGGCCATCTTGCCGGATGTCCGGCCCGAAGTTCCGGTGGCCGACGATGTGTTGAAGCTTCGCGACAGTCTCAGCGATGCGATCTTCGAAGCATCGCTCAAAGCGGATCCCGCTCATTATGTCGTGATGAATTCGCTGCGCCAGGCGCTGGTGAAACACCTCACAGCCGTTGCTGAATCTGGCGTGCGTTTGGTTGACATCACGCCACCTGAAACCATGTCGGCACTGGTGTTGGCCTACCAGCGCTTCGGTGATGCGACACGCTCAGCTGAAGTTGTGCAGCGCAATCGCATTCGTCATCCAGGCTTTGTCCCACCGACGTCGATCAAAATCGCCCAGAGGTAATCCATGACCGAAGATCAGAATACCGTCAGCCTCACGGTTGATGGTCTGGACTATTCCGGCTGGAAATCGGTTGAAGTTACTGCCGGCCTCGAGGATCAGGCAAGATCGTTCACGCTCAGTATCACCTGGCAGTGGCCGGGCCAAAACATTGCGCTGCCCATACGTCAAGGCTCGAAGTGTCATGTGCGAATCGGCGATGACTTGGTGCTGACGGGCTGGGTGTTTTCCACACCGATCAGTTATGACCACCAGCAGATTACCACCACCATCAGCGGGCGTTCCCTCACGGCAGATCTGGTGGACTGTGCGGCTGTGAACAAGCCTGGGCAATGGAACAACCAGAGCGTGCTCACCATCGTCAAAGCGCTGGCGGCGCCGTATGGAATATCCGTGCGCAGCGAGATTCCCGAGGGGGCGAAGCTGTCCGATCATACGATTGAGCCAGGCGAGTCAGCTTTCGAATCTATTGATCGCTTGCTGACGCTGTTTCGGGTGTTCTCCACAGACGATGCGCGAGGAATGGCGGTTCTGGCCCGGCCAGGCAGTGAAGGGCGGGCCTTCGATCATTTGGAGGTCGGCAAGAACATCCTCACCGGCGGCGCGTCCCTGGATTTCTCCGGCGTGTTTTCTGAATACCAAGTGCTCGGCCAGCGCTCTGGCACAGACGATGAGTTTGGGGCGGCGGCTGCCGAGGTTTCGGCTGTACTGGCGGATGACCGGACGACCCGTAAGCGGGTGTTGATCATCCAAGAGTCGGGGCAGATGACCAGCGAGCTTGCGCTAGCCCGGGCCAACTGGGAGCGCGGTACCCGGATGGGCAAGGCGCTGGCGACCACCTACAGCGTCCAGGGCTGGCGGCAAACCAACGGAGCACTCTGGAAGCACAACACGCTAGTGCGGGTTATTGATCCGATCATCGGATTTGACCGATGGATGCTGATCGCTCGGGTGACTTACACCATTACCGACGAGGGCATGATTACGAAAATGGAAGTCGGTCCGCCAGACAGTTTCGAACCAGAACCGCACGACCCGCACAAGAACCGGAAGTTGAAGAAGGGCGGCAAAGCCGACAACTTCGAATACTTGATTCCTGCCGACTACGAGCCAAAACAATGACCGTGAAAAACATGCTGGCCCGCGGCACTGTCGTGCTCGTCGACGCCCTGAAGAAAATGCAGTCCCTGCAAATGCGGCTGACCGCCGGGGAGCTGAAGGACAATGCCGAGCACTTCGAGCCTTATGGCTTCACCAGCAACCCGCTGGCCGGTGCCGAAGTGCTGGCGGCTTTTATCGGTGGCGACCGGTCCCACGCCGTGGTGTTGGTCGCGGCTGACCGTCGGTACCGGATTCAGTCCATGGCGCCGGGCGAAGTGGCAATCTATACCGACGAGGGCGACAAGATCC